GTGTTGTTTGTGGCATCACATTGTACATAGAAATCATACATTCCCTGTCTCGCTTTGATTCCCTCAAGATATGGATTAACCATATTCAAGAAATTCTTACGTGTGTATTCGTTATTGAATTCAAACAAGAAATGTTTTGCGGATATTGATATCGCTTTTTCTAGAATGATAAACAAACGTCTAACATTAATTCTATCGAAAGCACTTGGTTTAACTAGCAGAGTTCTATCTCCCCAAAGTACAGTTCCCTGACCAGGGAAAGAAACAATTGGATTGATTCCGTTAGGAAGCATATACAACTGGTCTCTGTGTGCTAGTGTTGGTTGATAAGCAAGTTTTACAACTCCCTTAATCTGACCACGATTAAGACCACCTGGTGACCACCAAGCATCTCTTACGCTATCAGTATACGCCATTAGTCCGCCAACATCACCAGAAAAACCAATCCAGCGATATGTGTCAGAGTAGACATCATAAACGTATTTGTAGTTGCAATCAAGCGTACCGTAAGATGAAGCAGAGTTAAATGAAGCATCTTTTCTCCAAGCGATTACATTGGCGACAGCGGTTGCGGCGCCACCAACATTTACAACTTCTTCTTTCGGAGGTGATATAACAGCGATACAGTCTTTACGACCTTCTGCTACTGTCTCAACAATGTACTTAGAAACTACTGCTACTTGGGCTGAACTTTCGTTAGAGAGTCCGCCGGCCATTGCAATTGATATGTTAACTTCATCAGCGTTAGCAAATTTATCCCAACCTGCTATATACTCGTTAGAGCCGACAGTACCAGCGGCCACTAGTGGGACCCAAGTATTATTGTTACCTTCGCAAGTTGCTTGATCATCGTTAGAATTGTCATCACAATGAGCAGGAATGGCCGCTGAAACTGCGAGACCACCAGAAAATGCTACTGTATTAGCACCTAACCCCCAGCCGGTATACGGCACGTTAGCCGTGTTAATCCAGATTAACTTAGACTTTGGATTAATAATGTCCATTGCCCAAATGTTTCCACCGTCGCTATTTTTGTCTCCTTGTGCTAAACCCACAAGATAACTTTCTACTACTTCGGAATCAACTACTACGGCTATTGCCAATTCATTGTTGCCTGTATCAGGTGCTACATCAAAAGCGCCAGCATATTGCCAAGCATCAAAACCTGTAGTACCATCGTGTGTCTCCACACTAATGCCATTTCCGTAAGTACCTGGATATCGGGCATAAAAGCCTTCTGTCAGAGTACCTGCATCCAACTGTGTTTCAAAATCTTCTTCGCCTGTGATTTGAGTTACATTACCAGAAGGCGCGGCATTCATCGCCCCTGAATCAACAACTCGTACTACTTGAAGGCTGTTAGAATACTTCAAGAAAGCGACAGAAGAAAGAAACGCAGGGTATGTATCGTTAGTTGGTTGCCCAAAGACTTCTACAAGGTCGGCTTCTGAGGTGCATAGATAAGGCTCAAATGCAGGTCCCCAAGTAAAACGACCAACTGTAGCGCCTAATGAAGTCGCAACCGCGGGAATAGACGTTGACAAGTCAACTTCTCTTGTCTGGACGCCTGGGCTTAATTGAAATCCCATCGTTTTTCTCCTTTATTAAAATAATAATTCGACATATGGTCTACTCCAATCGCTTTACCGTTATTGAGTTATCGTGCGATAATTCCGACGAAGTTTCAAGGGTTCGACTTTTCTAGCCCTCTACCAATACTATTATTTATAATTTTATAGTTTCTGAAGCAACGACTTCAAGTTCAAGATTGATGATATGTCTGCCAAATTTCTCCACCTTCCGAGACATATTTACCATCCTCATCAGTTCCATCTTCAATAAACCCAAATGGAGTCAAATCTTCTTCTATTTGTTGTATTTGTCCATCATATAATTTCGTTCTTAAATCAATATCGTTTAATTCTTTAAATTGTGGTTGAGAAGAGTACCAAGAAAACATAACTAGACCCATTACTAGGTCATCGTGAGCGCCCATTTCGGCTGACCAACTCTTTCCACGTACAATAAATTGTGTTAATTCGGATATTGTCTCTAAATCATTAATTATAAGTTTATTAGTTTCTATTAAGTCTTTAAGATTAGAACAACCAACCGCTTTAACACGTTTAGTCATTTTAATTCCTAATTTTGATATGACCCCTGATTCGTTAATTGAGTTTTCGTATTCCAAATCGTAATGGAGAATATTAGCAACTTCCCCACCAGGCCCATTGGATTCAATCAGTACAGTCGCTTTATTATATGCAGTTGCTACTCTTTGAATTATGTTTGGAAAAAGAAGTGGAGATATAGTGTTTGACCGATACTTAGCCACTTGCTTGAAAGGTATTTGTGTAATGTCAATCACACTTATTGTTGAGTAATCTTGACCACGTCCTTCTGCTACATCAACTGTTATAAAATAATTGTGTCCTTCAATTGTCTCTTCTAGTACATCTAGATTATCTTTGCGTGAAAGAGGAGTCTTTATTGTAAGTTCGGCAATTTTCCCAGGAGTAATCAGAGTACCAACACTCCCTAAAAATTCACACTCAAATTCTTGCCTAAATTGTTCTTCGCTCGTGTTCTCAATTGTCTGTTTCTTCCATTCTTCATCTCGACCAGGGACATCCCACCAATTGATTTCAAAGGCCTGATAGTTGGAACGACCTTCTATGGCATTAGTCCACATCTTATAGAAATGATTCATCCCATTCGGCGTTGATACAATAATAACTTTTGATGTTTGACCAGATGATATGGTAGGATAAACTGAATTAAAAAACTCTTCGGCCATTCCTTGCTGAATGAATGCGAATTCGTCTAGGAAGATTAGGTTGAAAGAATAGCCACGAATTGCACTTGAACTTGTAGAACTTGCGAGTATTTGGGAACCATTTTCTAATACGATAGAGCCTTTATTCCATTCCGCAACTCCTTGTTGTAAGAACATAGGAAGTTTTTCATACGCCAATTGGAGACGACCCAACAATTCTCTTGCTGTCGCACCCTTATTGGCTAAAATCGCTACGTGCTTTTGGTCAGTAAATAATACATAGTGAAGCATAAATGCCAGACTTGTCTGTGATTTCCCAGACTGTCTTGGACACTTGACTATGGAAAACCTATTATTCTGTAGACCCAATATCAGTTTTTCTTGGAACGGATATAAATCAAATTTCATTAGGCCTTTATCTATATTGACAATGGTCATATAGTTCTTAATGAAATAGATTGGATTATCCCTACATTTAACGTATTCGTGTATCTCCTCTTGAGTATAGTTCTGAGGAACATTTACACGTTTTAATAGGGGGTTTCCTAAATAGGTAGTTATTGTCATAATATAATTAACACCCCGAAATTATCACTCGTGACGTTTCATCGGGCGTCCTTTGTTTTATCTGCCAATGCATCCAGCAACACTTTTATTTGTACTTCTAGTGTATCTAATTTAGCACCCAGTTTCATAAACTTCTCGTTATGTTCTGGAATTAATTTTTCAATGACATCAACTCTCGTTCCAAGCGTTGCCTGTCCATTAATAACATTTTCAAGCAGTTGAATTCTTTTCTTATCTTCTATTATATAGTTCTTTGTTGCCTGGGTATCCCTGGCCATATCCATAATAACGGTAACTCCAAATACTATTCCTACAAAAATAATTATCAAAGCAATATTTTGAACAATAAGGTCTTTGCCCATTGTACTTCTCCTAAGTCTTTATTGTTTTGCCTTTCAACATCTCCTGCAATTCAGCGGTACTGCCTACATAAAGATTATTGACGTTAGTTTTAGGAGCATCTCCGTCTTTCATTAGTTTTAATTCTTTCTGCATCTTCAACAACTCCATCGTTGTTTCAGATACATTTTTAATTAAACCACTCGCTACTTCATATGCTCTTGGGTGTTCCATTTCCTTCGCTAGTTCAAGAATCCCCTCAAGGGCATCATTTCCACGTTCTATCAGATTGTAAAGATTATCTCTAGCGTATGAATAATCTTCTCCGAGGTCTCCGTCTATGGGGTCAGATTTAACTGAAGCCCTTGGTGCCAGTCCTCGCTGGTCATTAACTCTGACAATTCTTTTTTCTTTAGATGGCTTCTTTGGCGGATTATCTATTGTAGGTGTTTCGTAGTCTGCAATAATATCTTCCGCTATATCTAATTCAGCATCTAATTTTTCTTTAATCGTTTTCTTTACCATAATATTTCACCTTGTCTCTCATTATGTATCTCTAGTTATTGGCCAATTTAATTCTTCCATTGTATCAACATCACCCGGGTCATCTGGATTATCAGGATGTCCCCCAGTAACTTTAATCGTCCAGTTGTCCTCTTCACCAGCAGAGAATGGGTCAACTTCTAGATTGATTTGCTCATCAGGGTGGAAAGGACCAGATGCACCAGTATCGATAATATAATTTGTGCTGACCGTCTTGATGAGTTCTTGATCTCGTATCGGTGGATAAATCCACCCTCTAATCATAAAATTTAAAGTCCAATTGACAATTCGTTGGTCTGCAAAATCTCCCTCAAATTCATCTACCATTTCTATTCCAGTTAATTCGATAGGAATATCTCTTCGCATATCTAATTCTGGAATTTCTTCAATTACTACGTTGAAGTCTGGTGCGAAATACGGCAATATTTGTTCTACTATCTGAAGGCTGTCATCCATATAATCAGTATAAATGTCAAGAGAGAACGAGAAGTTATACGGAATCGGATTGTACATCACATATGCTTTATCGTTATCAGGGTGATTGTATCTGAACTCGTTCATTTGATTAGCGGACCTTGAGAGGTCCTGCTCTAGTCCAGTCATAATAAAGCCCATCCGTGGAACTGCTTTATTCTTTGTTTGGTCCTGGATTAATCGTGCAAGATACTTCTTTCGTGATTCATAGGCAAGCGGAACTTTGATATCCTTGATTAGGGTACCATCTTTCTCCGTTCGTTGTACGTGTATGTTGTTGAACACGGAGCCGAACGCAATTATTAATTTTTTAGTTGTTCCGTGATAAAAAGTTGTTCCAAACATAATCTATTCCTTAAGTCGACCCAAATGGATTCATTTCTGATAAGTCAAGAATATCGTCACCCATATCATCCCAATCAGGTGTGTCTAATTCTTTATCTACAGCATCTTGAATTTCTGTTTCTAGTGCATCAATCTGAGCATCACCAGTATCAATATCTTCACCACCATATTCCCAAGGTTTGAGCGTTAAAGTCCAAACGTGTTGTGGTCCTTCTGGTGTTGGATAGAATGAACTGTCATTGCCGACAAAGGTTACTTCAAATAGTGCTTCTGCATCTGGAAAATATAACAGGTCACCAGCAATTGGTGTATCATCATCAGTATCTACTGTTTGTCCGGCAAACTGTGTCTTAGTAAAAGACACTTTCATCTCATCAGTTACAGTTACACCGAACTTAGAATAAAAGTCGCCTACATCTCCATATTCTTGGTAATCATCTATTAGTATGTTAAGTGTCCAAACAGTATCAAATTTACTAGACGGGTCCTCACCGAACACTGGGTCCAAGGCCGTGCCATACTTTCGCGGAAGATATTTTGCTTGAAATCCAATAACAGCGACAACTTCTTCAACTATATCTTTGACCATTGGAGATTTGGACATATTGTCGAACATACCCACAACTCTACCCCACTATAAAATTAACCGGAAGTTCGTAATTAAGGGAGAATTCTTCTTCGAGTTTGTCAATCTCTTCTTTTGCTTCATCCCATACTTGTTGTCCGTTGATAGTGATTCCACCGGGCAATGGCATTCCGTCAAACTGTTTCATATTTGCACCCCATTGCTGTTTGATTTGAGCAGTGGCATACTTCTTAATCCATTCGTCATTAAATACATCTAACGCATAAGAATTTGATTCGCTAGGCACTACGGCTTGCCAC